CGCTATGACGATTCCTGCATCGAGCAATTCGTCCACGAGCGACTGCATAATGGTTGTTGCATTGAACGTGTACGAAAAGACTTCTACGATTTCTCCTTCGTTCTCACCCGGTTTGGTAATACGGAAAGAACCATCCAGCCCATGTTCGGAGGGTAGGATGGAGATTGAACAACCCGGCATCCGCTTGATTGCGAGCGCCGGAATGATAAAGCGGTCAAAGGTCAGTTCTCTGACCGCTGTTATCAATTCCTGTAAAGTGACTTTGGGTTGGCTCATTGGGTTCTACATTCGATAAGCCTTCTTGCCGAAGACGAGAATCTGGGCCACGTCCTCCGGAACTTCGACCATCTTCTGCGTGGGGTACTCGTACCGCTTACCACAGATAAGGCAGTCAACGTCCTGGACAATCATAATCCGGACCTTCTTGGCAACGGGTTCCTGCACTTTCACAGCGGGAACCTCCTTTTTCTTGCCTTCGGATTCAGTGGGGCCCTGCTCAGCAGGATTTTCAGGATTTTCGGTCATAGCGGCCTCGATCGGTGCTTCATTCTGAAGTTCTTCCTGTACGGGAACTTCGTCGATTCCGGTTTTCTTGGGCATAGTTCTATAATTTTAGGGGAAGGCCCCACTGCAATTAGGCAGTGAGAGCCTTCACGATGTTCTTTTCTTCGATGATACCAACACCCCAAATGCCATACCAGCCGAGGGTGTGCTTGCGGCCGAGTTCGACCACACCGTCGTCACGGAGTTCCACCGGGAGGGCGACACCCCAACCATAGGCATTGTCACCGAAGAACACGGCTTCGTAACCTGTGGTAATGGAAGCGCCGGCACCGTACTTGGCAGCGATTTCGGCGGCGTTCAGCGTAGGCATCTGAGTGGTTTCGATAAAGATACAGCCAGCGTACATACCGACCTCGCCGATATACAGCTGACGGCGGCCCATATACACGTTCGCCTCGATCCATTCCTTGTCATCACGTAACTGACGGAGCTGGTGCGGGCTAGCAAAGCAGACATAGTAATCGCCGTCGATACGGGGAGCATTGTTGGCGGCAAGGGCTTCAACGGCATCCTTCACAGTCTTGGAAGTAAGACCATCACCCGCAGCGAGGGTGGCGAGGGTCTTTGCCGTGGCACCGCCGTACACAACGTTCGTAGTAGCGAGAACGCAGTCACGGAACTGTCTGTCAAGGACAACGGCCATATTATTCGCAAGGAGTTTGGAAGCGTCACCGAGAACGTCGAGCAGAGAGGTGCGTAGCAGATACTCCGTGACCTGGATAGCATTACCCTGCTCCTTGACGGGGATAACAACTTCCGAGGTGGTCATTCCTTCGGGGACGAGAACGTCCTTCTCCTCAAGCGAACCACCGCCGGTGAGATTGCCGTATTTCGTAAAGACGATGGACTTTCCGCGGACCGCCTGCAGGTCGGTCTTGACCTTGGCGAACTGAAGGAAACGAAGACGAGGCTGAGCCTGGAAGAGAACTTCACGGGAGTAGAAGTCACGGACAGCCTGCGGGATGGAAACATAGCCACCCTCGTTAACGCCGGCAGAGGTGGTCTCACCGAAGAAGAGACCGCCACCCAGCACAAGGGCGAGCATCACAGCGATGAAGATGATAGTGTGCATTTGTTGAGTTGATTAAGTTACTGATGTGAGTTGCTACTGATTGCCGTACATACTCTCCAACTGTTTGCGGAGAGTGTCACGGTTCTTTGCGAACTCCTCCATCGACATACCCTTGGCGGAGGGTTGGCTTCCGGGCTGTGCGGCCGGTCTGCCAGGGACGGGCGGCATCGCAGGGGTTGGTGTTGGTGTAGGTGTAGGATTGAGGGTTACACCTGCGACACGTGCCTGTTCCTTGACGAGCGGGTCGTGGACGGGGCCCTGGGGAGTCGGTGCAGAGGAATACTGCTGACGGATGCGGATGGACTCCGCAAGGGATGCGTCGAGTTCCTCCTTGGTTGCACCCTTCACAAGTTCGGGGATGCAGACGTTCGCATTCTTGGTAATGAGAGCATTGCGGTATTCCTCAATCTCGTTCACCTTGTTCCGTTCCACGGATTCCAGCAGAGGATTCACCACACCCTTGACCATTTCGGGGAACTGACTCTGGAGAGACGCAAGGTCATCCTTGGTGAGGAAGATTTTCTTGAGACTCTCAAGGGTGTCGGCATTGATAGTGCC